AACGAGGACAACATTGATGACGTGCGCAACATGTTGATCTGTATGCAGGGGGTTGAATTTAATAAAGTATTAGAAGGAGCGTTCAAATGAAAACAAATGAAGACAGGCTACTGATTGCATTGAAACGTCTTGCTGAGTCTGCGGATGGGTACATAGATGATGGTTCTTGGTGCGATGCGTTAACGCAAGACATTACAGAGGCACATAAATTGATAGACCAAATACTCGAAGCAAGGAACTTTGAGAAATTAAAAAGGGGAACCAAATGAACACCGTAATGGAAGAGAAGATCAAGCAAGCATTTCAAGAGTGGAAACAAACCGAAGTAAAGGAACTTATCGTGGAAACAAATAGCAGAAACAAACAACTCTCAAACACGTTGTTAGCAAAGATTACAGCGGAACCCGGGATAACTGGCAAAGCGTTACGTGAATACATCTCTAAGCAAATGCCGACCGTACCTATAACCTACGTACCTGCAATCCTCAAAGGTTTTTATGACAACAACTTTGTGAATCGCATTGAGGTAGCCCCTGATGGTAACAAGGGCAGGACAACATTTTCCTACACAGCAATTCCAGTAGCCGTGCGTGCGAACATGCCCAAGCGTGAGAAGGTCAAGGCATATACAAAAAAGTCCAAGGCTAAACCCAAGGCCAAGGCAGAGAAGGGTATTGACACGTTGATTCCCGCAGAACGTACAGAGCGCGTGGTCACGTCCCCACTAGCTGTTGGTGCAACAACTTTGCACATCACTATCTCTACATCACTTGGCGCTTACTCTATGCAGTTAGAAGAAGCCAAGTTTATTTACACACAACTTAATCAAATCTTTGGAGGTGTGCGATGAGCAAGGTTAAAGAAGCACTGACTGATTACGCACCGCGCATGTTTGGGGAAGTATTTGAAGACGGGCAATTCCGTGGTCACTACAAGATAGATGACGTACCAAGACATGCCATGGTGATAGGTGACTATCTGCTGTGGACGTTGGAAGGTGGTGAAGAGTTTGGTATGGGGTATCGTCCCACGGGTGAGATGGGTATCTTTAAGGTCGCAGACTTTGAGCCACACATCAAAGCATTTTTTGGATTGAACTTTTAAGGAGAACGATATGCAAGAGAAATATGATGGTGGTACAGCGTTTCCCGCAGAAACAACGCTTGGCTATGAAGAGGGCATGACCCTGCGTGATTACTTTGCGGCAAAGGCTATGCTAGGTTTGGTGTCAGACCCCGACTTAGTAATTGATTCCACTCAAGTGGCACAACTTGCGTACGTGTACGCAGACGCAATGCTCAAAGCGAGAGACGAATGAATCTCATAACACTGGACTTTGAGACGTACTACACCACTAAGGACTTGGGGTTTAAAACCCAAACGACTGAAGAGTATGTACGTGACCCACGGTTCGAGGTAGTCGGGGTAGCGGTCAAGGTTAACGATGAGCCTACACAATGGTGCAGTGATTCGTTGGATGAGATCGACCTTTGGTTACATCAATTCGATTGGGACAACAGCATGGTGGTTGCACACAATGCGATGTTTGACATGGCGATATTGAACTGGCATTTTGATATCAGACCAAAAGCTATTGCAGATACCTTGAGCATGGCACGAGCCATCAACGGCATCGAGGTAGGCAACAGTCTCAAGAAGTTGGCACTGCACTATGAACTAGGTGTGAAGGGTGAGGAAGTTCTACAGGCCGTTAACCTGCGGCGGCGTGACTTCACAGAGCAACAGCTTGCAGAGTATGGGGCGTACTGTATCAATGACGTTGACCTGACCTACGATTTGTTCCTGACCCTGCTACCTATGTTTCAGAAGGTTGAGTTGAAGTTGATTGACCTGACGATCCGTATGTTCACAGAGCCACAGCTCCGCCTAGATGAGTCTCTCTTACAGCAACATCTTGTAGAGGTAAAGGAACGCAAGCGCAAGCTGCTGGATGAATGTGGCGCGAACATTGAAGACCTGATGTCCAACCAAAAGTTTGCCGAAGTCTTGCGTGGGTTAGGCGTTGAGCCGCCTATGAAGATCAGTCTGACTACGGGTAGGGAAGCGTTGGCATTAGCTAAGTCTGACGAGGGGTTCAAGGCTTTGGCCGAGCACCCTGATGAACGTGTACAGACACTTGTTGCGGCACGATTGGGTAACAAGACTACGTTGGAAGAGACACGTACAGAGCGTCTCATCGGGATCGCGGGAAGAGGATTGATACCTGTTCCCCTTTCCTACTACGCCGCACACACCGGACGGTGGGGTGGTTCAGACAAGATCAATTTCCAAAACTTTCCCTCACGTGGTGATAACGCAGGGAAGCTCAAGAAGGCCATCCTCGCACCCGAGGGTCACGTGATCATTGACTGCGATTCTGCGCAGATCGAGGCGCGGGTACTTGCATGGTTCGCACAGCAAGATGATTTAGTGGAGGCATTTAGAAAGGGCGAAGATGTATACAAGATTATGGCGGGGGCAATTTACAGAAAAACAGTAGATGAAGTCACGAAGGATGAAAGATTCATCGGTAAGACTACGATTCTTGGTGCGGGTTATGGCATGGGGGCGCAGAAGTTTCAAGGACAACTTAAGGCTTTTGGTACTGAAGTTACGCTTGAGGAAGCAAAGCGAATCATTGATACGTACCGAGGTACTTACCCGAAAATTCCTACACTGTGGACGCAAGGTTCGGCGGCGGTTGACGCTATGAGTAAAAAGCGTACGGCCAAGTGGGGTAATGGGTGTATTAGCATAGGTGTAGAGGGAATCCTGATGCCCAACGGGTTGTATCAAAGATACCCAAATTTACGAAAAGTACGAGACAAAGACGGAAAAGACCAGTACATTTATGATTCACGCAAAGGCGCGGTGAAGTTATACGGCGGCAAGTTAACAGAGAACATTTGTCAGGGCTTGGCACGTTGCATCATCGGTGAGCAGTTAATTAAGATTAGCAGGAAGTATCGCGTGGTACTCACTGTTCATGATGCTGTAGCGTGTGTGGCACCAAAAGAAGAAGCACAGGAAGCTATGGCGTATGTGATGGAGTGCATGCGATTTGTACCATCATGGGCAGATGGCATTCCATTAAACTGCGAGGCAGGGGTTGGAGAGAGTTATGGAGACTGTTAAAAGAAGGCGACACGGCAGAATAAACAAAGGGACAAGCATCCCTTACGGCACGATGGTAGGTACTAGTAAAGAACTGCGTGAGACGTATTACTACTACGGGTACAAAGAGGATTCGATGTTGCCCGAGTTACCATGCCCACCGATTGAGGGGGAGTACGTTGACCCCGAGGAAGAGGTACACAAGAGAGAGATGGTTGATGTTGTTCAAGAGGTGTTGGAGACATTGACCCCAAGAGCGGCAAAAGTATTGTGTTTACGGTTTGGGATTGGACTGGATTGTGACTACACGTTAGAAGAAGTTGGCCGGACATTTGATGTAACACGTGAGAGGATTAGGCAGATTGAAGCCAAAGCGTTACGTAACTTGAAGCATCCATCACGGGGAGAGACTCTTAGACAGTTGATCGGGTACTACCTAACAACAGCGGAGAAGAAAGCGGAAGAAGAATCCGCTAAAACAAGATGGGAGAAGGAACGGGCAAGAGCCGAAGAACAGAGAGAAGCACGAGCACAAGCAAAGATAGACCGTGACCATGCCATATTCAAGCAAAGGCGCGAAGTAGAAGAGAGAATGTACAAGGCTGATCGTGAGCTACGTAAGAAGTGGGACGAGCTAAAGCCAATGGTTTCTGATGTTGAATGGGTAGAACATTTAAAAACCGCAGACCCCGATATGTATCAAGAGTTGAAGTATTTGGTTGGAGACATTTGGGGTACTAACGCAAAAATTGTTTGGGAAATGTATGCAGAAAAGGAGAAAAGATATGAACGAAGAAGACTATCAAGCGGTACGTAAAGTGTTGCTTGACACACTGGAACAATTAAATAACACACGCAACGACACATTAGAAGAAGTTGCCAAAGAGTTTGAGAAGATGCCGTTCGGTGACACTGCCGCATCATTTGTTGTTTTTGTAAGGGGGATGAAGAAATGATTAAATACGACCACTATGATGAAGCGATCATCGGCCCTGCGCTTGTATGGCGCGACCAACAACAAGTTAGTGTGTTGGTGTATGACGCTGAAAAGATCAGGGAGATTCTCATGCGTGACGGGATGGACGCTGACGAAGCCCGTGAGTTTATTGAGTTCAATATCGAAGGCGGTTACTTAGGTATTGATACCCCTGTACTAGTATGGCCACAAGATGAATGGGATGAAAAATGATTATTAAACGTGCTATTGCTGTAGAGAGCCTTACAAAAGTTTGTGAGGAAAGTTTAAATCTCATCAAGCAACTGATTGATGCTGACAACGAAGTGTATGCCAAAGGATACGAAGATGGCATGGCGGCTGAGTCTGAAGTGCAAAAGACTTTAAGACCTTGGGTAGGGCTGACGGATGAGGAGATTGAAGAAATTAGAATGAAGACGTTTGATGCTGTTGCAACTAACCACGAAGTCTATCGAGCCATTGAAGCCAAACTTAAAGAGAAGAACACATGACCAAAGTACCCGCATGGAGTTACTCAAGCATCACGTTGTTTGATCAGTGCCCAAAGAAGTATTACCACTTACGTGTGGTGAAAGATATCAAAGAGCCTGAGAGCGAAGCAATGCTATACGGCACTGCGGTACACACCGCCGCCGAAGAGTACGTGCGGGATGGCACACCAATTCCCGAGCAGTTTAAATACATGGAGCCTCTCCTAGAGAAGCTGATGAAGATTGACGGTGAAAAGATTTGTGAGTTGAAGATGGGCATCAAGAAAGTGGACGGTAAGTTCGCACCTTGTAAATTCTTTGACAAAGATGTTTGGTATAGAGGCATAGCCGACCTATTGATCATCGACCGTAACAAGAAAGAAGCCCGAGTCATTGACTATAAGACGGGCAAGAGCAGTAAGTACGCAGACCCAAAACAACTGGCACTGATGGCGGCATGTGTGTTCGTGCACTATCCTGAGATTGAGTTCGTTCGTGCAGGGTTATTGTTCGTAGTCTGCAAGGACTTTATACCCGTGGATTTCCCCGTCCACAACAAGTTTGATATCTTTGCCAAGCTAGATGATGTGCTTGTTTCACGTGAAACAGCGTATGAAACTGGGGTGTTCAACCCCAAGAAAAACTTCACTTGCAAAGCATGGTGTCCTGTATCAGAATGTAGCCATAACGGAAGGAATTGACATGCCCTACAAGAACCCCGCTGACCGTAACGTCAAGCGCGAATACGATTTAGAGAAGCAACGTGCGGGTGCGCACGAAGCACGAATGGAGCGACAACGTGCACGGCGTAAGTTGGACAAAGAAGGTAAAGATGCCAACGGTAATGGCAAGGCTGACATGCGTGAAGGTAAAGATGTTGCCCACACGAAAGCCCTGTCCAAAGGTGGCAGTAACAAGAACGGTGTGCGTATTGAGAGCGCATCGGCTAACAGATCATTTAAGCGCGGATCAAACCACAAGGTGGTGTCTGAGGTAAGTGCGAGAGAGCGCAAGAAAAAATAATTTCTCGAATAGTCTGTGAGGTAAGGTACGAGTAGTAGCAGATGGGGGTTTTTGAGATTGA